GCTCGATGGCCCCACTGGGCGTAGACAGGGGGGACCATGAAACTATGCGCAGATGCATGCAAAAGCGCATATTGCGGACATTACCCACACCTGACCCTAAGAGGTTGCTCAAGGCTCAGAAATTTGTGGAGAATTTCTGTGAAAATAACCTTACTCCATTGACTATTGGTGCTATTAGGCCAACATTGGAGTGGATTGCATGTTTACAACATCCGGAATGGAAGAAGCAACAATATGTTGAAGCATATTTTAAAAATAATGGTCAGTTTCCAACTGCTGAAGTTATGTCTTGTATTGAGGCATTTATTAAGGCAGAAGACTATTTTCCGGAGTTGAAAGAAGCACGCCTAATTATGAGTAGGTGTGATTGCGCTAAAGTGGCAATGGGCCCGGCGTTTGCCGCCATTGAGGAGGAGCTCTATAAGCTACCTTATTTTGCCAAACATATGAACGAAGTTCAAAAGCGCATTGTGATCCGCAATTTTATCGGGAAGGTTATTTCCATAGATTTTACTGCGTTTGAAGCCTCGTTTACCCCTGCTGTTATGTGCGCATTTGAATTAGTGTTGTATAAGCATATGTTGAAGAACTATCCTCGTTTGTCGCAGTTGATATGTTCTACAATAGCGGGGCGTAATTGTATTTCGACGAGGGCCGGAGTCAATGTCACCGTTTATGGACGAAGAATGAGCGGTGACATGTGTACAAGCCTGGGTAACGGCTTTACTAACCTTATGCTGTCGATGTTTTTAGCATCTGAGCAAGGTAAGGTTATTAATGGCCTTTTTGAGGGTGATGATGCCCTCATTGAGACAGAAGCAGTTCTCACCCGGGAGATGTACTCTGAATTGGGTTTTGACATAAAGTTGAAGACTTTTGAAGACCCAACTTCAGCTAGTTTTTGTGGATTGATTTTTTCCACAGATCAAGTGATCAAGAACCCGTTTCGCGTACTTGCGAATTATGGTTGGACTAGGCACTCGCTGAATGGCGGTGTTCAGGTCATGCGGGGCTTGTTGAAAGCCAAAGCATTGTCGATGGGGTGGACGTTGCCTGCCTGCCCAATATTGGCTGCTGTGAGCCGTAGGTCACTTGAGTTAACTAGGGGTGCCAAGGCCAGGTTTGAGGATGTGGATTCGTTTCACAAAGCTCCTCCATCTGGTGACCCACCTTATGCGGAACCGGACATCCGCACAAGGCAACTATTTGAGCG